TAGAGATAAACAAGATAGAAGCCGCACATCACAGCATTTTTGTTAGCGGGTGGAGACCGGCCATCGGTTGGGTGTGTATGCTGGGTCTGTTTTACAATGTAATTGTAGCCAATATTTTAGGCATATGGTTTGATCTGCCAGAGGTGGATACCACTCTTTTAGTTCCCGTTATGATGGGACTTTTGGGTTTGGGTGCTATGAGAACCTATGAAAAAACAAAAGGTGTAAGCAGAGAGAAATGAGCCAGTTTAAATACTTTAAATTAGAAGACTTTGATTGTCGGGAAACTGGCGAGAACGAAATGTCTATCGAGTTTATAGAACGCCTTGATGGGTTACGAGAAGTATGCGGTTTTCCTTTTATTGTTACTTCTGGTTACAGATCTCCCGATCATCCTATCGAGGCTAGGAAAGAAAAGCCGGGGCAACATGCTCAGGGGATTGCTGCTGATATAAAAGTGGTTGGTGGCGCACAAAGACGGCTTCTAGTAGAGAAGGCGTTGCATATGGGTTTTACAGGAGTGGGGGTGGATAAAGACTTTATTCACGTTGATATACGAACTACTACCCCAGTACTTTGGGTGTACTAATGTATAGGGCGCGAATATACTTGCTGACTAGATAAGGTAACACAATGGCATACTCTAATACTTTTAATTATGTTGTAGGGGATACGCTACCAGAGCTTACGATTACTTTGAAAGACAAGAATCAGGCGGCATCTGGCGTTACTCTTGACGCTGATAACAGTGACACCTGGGCTCCTATTGGGCTGGCGGGGGCCACAGTTAGATTACGTCTTAGGGCTTTGGGGTCTACGACTATAACAGACACTTTATCTATGACTGTTAGTGATGCTACTAATGGCATATGTGTAACTGATTTTACTACGAGCTCTTTTCCTACAGCTGGTACTTATGAGGGTGAGGTAGAGATTACCTTTTCTGGGGGTGGTAAGCAGACGGTAAATGACCTTGTAAAGTTTAAGGTCAGGGACGATTTTGACTAATGACGGATTCGACCTCAAGAACAAGAGATATACGAGGTATATCTACTTCTAAAGACGTAAAAGGGGTCATAACTGCTCGTCTGATGCAAGCTGTGGATGTCAGCTTGTTAGCCAGATCTCTCAATAAATACTTCCGC